CGAGGGTCGGCTCTCCCGTAGCTCCTTGACGAGCATATCCTGTGCGATGTGATCCTCATGGCTTATCTTGGGTATCGGTCTCGGCGGCGGGGTGTAGAATTCCTTCATACCGGCTATTACCAAAGTAACTTGTGGTTTTCAATCGTTTAGCCAGAAGTCCTCTATTTCTTCCTCCTCTGCCTTCCTTGACGTGCCTTCGAGGAGCTTGGACCGGCTCTTCTCCGCTATGGACTTGACCTTGGCACGCTCCGCCGCCCGTGTAGCCTCACGTTCCTGCCAGCGGTTCCTGATGACCTGCTTGAAGGGGCTTATCGCCATCTCGCTCTTGGACGGCTCATGGAGCAACTGGGCGGGAATCCTCGCCCCCTCCTTGGTCACCAAGGACTTGCCCTTCATCCCTGCCGTGAACACCGCCACGACCTCGGGGTCGAACTGGATGCCCCTGCCGTCGTTGAGTGCCTTGATGGCCTTGTCCACGGTCATAGGCTGGTTGTATCCACGGGGATTGGTCATGGCATCGAAGCTGTCCACCACCGTGGCGATGCGCACCGAGAGCGGCATGTCCTTCGCCGCCCGCTTGAGCGGATAGCCGCCGCCTGCGAACTTCTCGTGGTGACCGCCCACGATGTCAAAAAGCTGTTTGGTGGTGATGCCGTACTCCCAGAGCAGCTTTATGCCCTCGCCGGGGTGGGCGAAGATTTCCTCTATCTGGGCGGGGGTCAGCTTGCCGGTAGCCTCCAGCGTTGCCTTGGAGACCCTGAGCTTGCCGATATCATGGAGCTTGGCGAAGATTTCCTCTATCTGGGCGGGGGTTAGCTTGCCGGTAGCCTCCAGCGTTGCCTTGGAGACCCTGAGCTTGCCGATATCATGGAGCTTCAGGTCCTCGCCAAGCTGCCGGGATGCCTTGGGGTCGAGACCCATCCATTCCCCCAGCCTTGCGCCGAGGTTGCCGGTGCGGATGGAGTGCTCGAAGGTGACCGTGTCGTGCTTCTTGATGTCCCCCAGCGCCTGGGAGCGTGCCTGCAAGTCCTGCACGTTATGCTCCGCCTCGGTCTTGCTGGCCTTGGTGAAGAAGTCCCTGACCTTGGTGAAGGCATCGGCTAGGAAGGGGGGCATGACGACGAAGCCCTTGTCGTTGAACTTGTCCCGGTCGAACTTCTCGTCGGGCGCAGCCTTGTAGTCGCCCTTGCCAAGGGGGATGGGCGGCTGCTCGTTGGGACCGGCGTTGGGCTTCTGGTAAGCCTTTTGCTTCCAAGTCTTGCCGCCGTCCGTGCTGTATTCCAATTTGAGAAAATTTTTCTTGGCGAAGTTGAATGCCGTGCCGATGCCCTCGCCCTTGTCGATGGCATCCTGTAGGGCAGCAGCCCGCTCGGGGATGACACCGCTCCAACGGTAGATGGTCCCAGATTCGTTCCCCTTCTTGGGCATAGCCTCGATGACATCGCCGTTGACCCGGAAGCTATGACCCGCCGTGGACTCCACGAACGTCCCGCCGATGTGCGGGGGCTTGGTCAGGTCAACCTCGAAGCCCTCGCCGTGGATGTCGTGGGTGGTGGGCCTTACGTCGTAGCCCTCCTTCTTGAGGAAGTTCCACATGCCCTTGGCACCCGGCGTGATGCCGTTGGGGTCGGAGGTAATCTTGGTGACGCCCTCCGCCTTCGCCTTGGCGATGGTATCGAGATACATCTGCTTCCCGGCACCCTTGCCCTGTTCCTCGGCGAACACGTGGGCTGCCTCGATATGGGCGGTCTTGTCGGGATGCACGTGGAGGTCAAGGCTCCCCACATTCTCGCCTGCGGCGTTCTTGGCGAGTATCTGGATGACGCCCTTGGGCTGCTCGTTGGCACGAGCCTTGGCTTCCTCGGGGGTCAGTGCTGGCTTGGGAGCCACGGGTGTGGTGGTCGGTTCCTTGCCTTCCAGTCCCGCTCCAACGACCTTGGGCTTGGGCTGGTACATGGGCTGCCTGTTTTTCTCCCCCGTCATCTGCGCCGTGACTTCCTTGCCTATCTGCGTCTTGAGCGTCCTGGCGGACGGCGTTGCCTTGGGTTCGGCGGGCGGGACGGGAGGGATGCCTCCCGTAGGTTCGGCGACCCTTATGGGTCGTTCTTCTGGTCCGGCAGGATATCCTGCCTGTTGTGACATCCTGAGTTTTTCCGTGGCCACGCCAAGCTGTTGGGTAGGGCTTCGCTTGAACGCTTCATAGATGGGCTTTCCACGGTAGATGTCCCAAAGCAAGCCGCCGATTATCCCAAATGGACCTCCGAAATGTCCTGCCACGATGGCGGGTCCTATGGCCTCAGCCCCGGCCTTTGCCATTCCCCATCCCGTGCGGTCGATTCCTTCTTGGATTGCTTTCGCATTCTCGGGATTCTTCATCAAGTCCCGCAGGATTTGAATGCTGTTGCTGGCGTTATTGGCAAACCGCTCCATCGCTTCTATCCCTTCGGGGGACAGTATGACCTCCTTGCCTGCAAGGGCATCCCATTCTTCCTTGCTGTTGACGCCCAACTGCTTCATTATGTTGCTGAGGATGTTTTCCTGTGTAGCGTCCAACAGCTTGTTGAAAGTCTCGCTGGTGAAATACTTCGGGTTGTAACGTTCAGGATGAAGGTGGAGTTCGTGCGAAATATAAGGTGCGCTGTCCACGAACGCCTTCTTGATGGCTTCCTGGTGAAGCGGTTCGGACTTTGCTTCGTCGAAAACTATCGTCCCTTCCCTAATCGTTCCATCGGGATTCCTTCCCGGTGCGTAATCGGGAAGCGGTTCGGACTTTGCTTCGTCGAAAACTATCGTCCCTTCCCTAATCGTTCCATCGGGATTCCTTCCCGGTGCGTAATCGGGAAGCGGAACGGTGCGATTCTTTTCCCTATTCCCTATTGCCTTGGCAAAATGTTCAGCAGCCTTGTTGACTGCGGCATCGGAGGTCTTGGTTACCGTTTCAACAGCCGAGCCACCCTTAGCTTTGTCGGTACGGGTAGTGTAGTCCGCTAACCCGTTTTTACCCATACTTGCCTTGGCGGTCTCAACGCCAGCCCGTGGTGCTCCCTCAACTCCCTTGAACTCCTCGGTGGGAAGCTCCATACCACCCTTGGCACCCGCCTCCGCACCCACGCTGCCCGTGAAGGCGAAGCCCATGGTCGTAAGGAGATTCTGGAGGTTCTGCGGGGTGGGGTTAGCCTTGTAGGTCTTCCATGCATTGGGAACCTGAGCACCCGATGCCGAGGCGAATCCAGCCGCTTGGAAGGGGATGGACGTACCAGCCGTGGCGGCTGCGATAATCATATGGGAAAGACCTTCGGGACTTGTGGCGAAGTCGGCGAGGTGGGCAACAAGCTGCCACGTGTCCTTGGCTCCCCCGGATACCCCGCCCTCGGTGTTCTTGCCGAAGTGCTCCTCGGCGTGCTCCGCCAGCGTCTTGCCCGTGAGCGTCTTGGATACCGGCTCGGTGAACTTCTCCCAGCCCGCAGCGAGACCACGGGTGAGAGGCTCCGACTGCCATTCCTCCTGCGAGAACAGGGGTGCGCCGTGGATTCCCCAGCCGGTCCTCTCGGGGGGCTTCTGTCCCCCCGTGGCTGGCGTGCCCATAGCCTGGTTGACGGCTTGGTCGAACACGTCCGGCTTTCCCTGCTGCACCTGCTGGGGCACAGGGACGGGAGCCTGCCCGGTGGCTTGCTGGATTGCGGTGTCGAATACGTCCGGCATTACTGTGCCCTCCACCCGCACGCCGTGGCAGCATTGATGACCGCTGCCTTCAGCGCATTACGGTTGCCCATCAAGCTTGGGTTCTGGTGCATCACTACAGCCGTGAACAGCGAGGCCGTCACGGGGTCTGCTACTTGCCCCCCGCCCTGCGGCAGGAAGTCGGCGGGCAATCCCTGCCTGTGCGCCTCGTCCACGATGTTGACGTAGGCGTCACGGTAGACCTCGGCGGCGATGGCAGTGTAAGCCTTCACCTGTCCCGGCGTGATGACGTCGCCGTCCTTGAGGCCAAGAATCTTCTGGTAAGCGGCGGAGCCTATTCCCCTTGCTCCAATGTGCTCCTGGATGGTGCTATTGTTGATGCGCATCCCCTTGCCCTGGAGCGGAGTGGCGCTGATGCCGATGGCGTTGAACAGGGCGACCACGGACTGTGCGCCGTTGAGGTTGGGGTCCCAGGCATTGTTCTTGAGGTTGTCGCTGATGTTGCGGAATTCCTGGTAACTTCCCTGGAGTCCCAGCACCGTGCTGTACTGCTTGGATTTGGTGAAGGCGTCGTAGCGCTTGTTGTATTCCTTCACCGGGAGGCTGGTCGTGAAGCCGGTCGGGTCGGGCTTCCTGATGGCAGCTTCGGACTCGGCGTTCTCGTTGAGCGAGATGCTGAGGTGCTGCTGGCTGCGGGCGGCAGCGGCATCGGCACGGGCATCCGCCATCTTCTTCTCCGCCTGCGCTTGGTTGTCCGTGGGCAATACCCTGTAGTTGTCAGGCTTCAGGTTGGTGCCACGGAGGACGCCGCCGATGCGGTTGTTGGCAAGCACGTCGGCGGTCGGGGCATCAGGGTTGTCCCTTGTCTCGCCCAGCGGCTTGAACTCGGGGTGCGCCTGGATAAGCTCGTTGCGAGCCTGCATCTGCTGCTCGGTCGGGTTGGCGAGGTTGTTGAGGTGACCGAACAGCTTCTCGTCGGCATCCTTGGTGTCCTTGTTGCGGAGGGCGATGTCGTCGGAGATAGCCTTGACGGCATCCGGTCCGCCGTATGCCTTGACGATGGGTCCCACGTTCCCGCCCGCCTTGCCGAAGGCTTCGAGCGCCTTCGTGGGGTCCTGGTCGCTCTGGTTGAGGTAGCGCCCGAACTTGGCGAAGGCAAGCTTGGTGTTGTCGTCAAGCTTGTCCACGTTGGTGGTGGGCAATCCCTGTGCCTTGAGTTGCTGCTGGATGACGTTCTGGGAGAGGTCGATGGAGTCGGATTCTACCTGCAAGTGATAAAGCTCGCTCATGCGCTTGGTCTGACCCTCCGCCAGCTTGCCCACGCCGGGGAGAGATGAATACTTCGCCGCAAGGTCCTTGGGGAGGCTGACATCACCGTCCCGGAACACCTTCCAGGTCTGCTCGTAGAGCGGGTTGCCGTGGGCGTCCGTCATCGGCTTGCCGCTGGGGTCGGAGATAGCCTGCACGCCCACGGGGATGCTGACCATCTCGCCGTGCTTGTGGTTGGGGTCCGCCTGCGTCCAGTCCGCCATCTTCTGGTTAAGCTCACGGGTGCCGATGCCGTTGTCGTTGCCTGCGGTCTTGTCCTCCAAGCCCTCGGTCTCTGCCGCTGCGAGGAAGCCCTTGTTCTCCGTGGCCATCTTCTGGAAGCCCTCGAAGTTCTTCCAAGCCAGGGTCTGTTGTTGTTCGGCACGGGTGAAGTGGTCACGGTAGACCTGGGCGTGGTGGAGGTAGGTCTGCTGGTTCTCGTTCCTTTCCTGCTCCTCCATCCCCAGGGCAGCCTTCATGCCCTGTGCGGCAGCCCTTCCCGTGTGGCCGGGTCCACGCTCGCCCGCCCCGGCAGCCATGCCTCCCGCCACGATGCTGAGGGCATTGACCGCCCGCTGACCGGGGGTGTAGTTCTTCTGGATAGGCTCGCCCGTGTTGGGGTCGATGTCCTCGTATCCCCGTGGTCCGCCGAAGGCGGAGCCGAGAGCCTTAATCATCCTGATGCCCAATGACGCGGGCTTCTTGCCCTGACCCTGCGGCTGTCCCTGCGGCTGGGGCTGTCCCTGCGGCTGGGACACGAGGGGCTTGAAGGTGTCGGGGACCTCGGCTGCCGCCCCTGCCATGGGCGCTGCCTGCGGCTGGGCGGGCATCACGGCGTCGGTGTTCGGTGCTTGCATCGGTGTTTCCATTAAATCGCTCCTATGGTGATGTCACGGGTGACCTCTTTCCCCGTCGCCCGTGATAGGTAATCCAGTACCAAGAGTTCCTTCTCCACGTTCCTGCCGCAGTAGCGGGTGACTCCCACGGTGATGGAGGCGTCCTTGTCAAGCCGCTCAATGCTCGCCATCAGGGCACGTAGTCCATCCACGATAGTGTTGAACTCCCGGACCTTGGTGCCCTCGGTAAGTAGACCAGGGTTCCTAAGTTCAAAAGCGGGTGTTCCCGGCTCTGTAGCCTCGTTCGCTGCTGCTATCGCTAAAGCAAGAATGTCTTTACCCATTGTTGCTGCTCTTTCCGCTCCCCCTGATACCGGCAGAGCCCAAGGTGGCGGCTGCGCCCAGCCCGGCACTCACGAGTCCCATCCACGAGCTTGACTCCTCGGCGATGTCGGTCTCGGTCTGGTTCGCCGCACTGCCCGCCTGGTTGGTGGTGCCCGCCGTCGAGGTCGCAGCGCCGTAGGGGTTCATCGCCGTCTCCAGCCCTTGCGCCGCCAGTTCCCAGTTCTGGAAGCCTTGGTTGTATCCCGCCACGGTCTTGGCGGTCTCCTGCTGTGCCGCCTGCAAGGTGCCCGCCGTGTTGATGCCAGCGGTGAGGGCGGCATTGGCACCCTGAGGGGTATACCCGTTGCCCCCGCCCTCGCCTGCCTGCTGCGTCCGGGAAGCCATAATGGAGGCACGGGTCGCCGCTGCGGTCGTGTCGGTTATCTCCGTGGACAAAGCCACATCCTCCGCCTTCGAGTAGCCGTACTGGTTCGGACCAAGGGCGAAGATGGGGGAGAACTCCTGCTGAAGCTGCTGGCTTATGGCCTGTGCCTGCGCAAACTCCTGCGTGGACTGCTGGGTCATCTGGTTGTAGAAATTGGTCTGGGCAGTGGCCAGTGCCTGCTGACCTGCGGGGACGCCGCAGGCAAGCTCCACGGGTCCGTCCCATTCATAGAAATCGTGTTCCAGGACCCTGCCGTCCCAGCCGAGCACCAGCTTGGTTGTTACCCTCATTACAACTCCCTTATAAAGAACTTCTTAGCCCTGAAACCGAGCATCCGAAAGAAGGCGATTAAGCGTTTGCATTCGCTCTCATAGATGATTCCAGAAGCTCCTGCCTTTTTCAGTCCGTCAGCGAAGCCGGGGAAGGCAGCGTTCACGACCTTCCTTACCCGGTCCTCCCCGACATCGCAGAACTGGATAGTGGTCAAAGCCAGGTTGCGGACGTTGACGAAGAGCACGTCCCCGTCGTCGTCCCCGAAGAGCCAAGTGACGGTTCCCGGCTGGTAGAAGATGTCCGCCGAGAATCCCGGCTCGTCCTTATGGAACGGGTCTCGGGCTATCTGCTCGGCAATGGTCTTCCTGTCGTCCTCTGTAATCATCCGCATGAACATAGTTAGCTCCCCGTCGATATGTTGTCGCCTGCGACAATGGCAAGGCCGCTGGACGCCGACACGCCCGTGGCACCGGCTAGGTCGTAGACATACGCCACGAGGTCGCCGCCGCCCGCACCGCTGGAGAACTTGAACGACCAATCGGCGCCGTCTCCCGCCTGCACAATCCGATAGCCCATCCACGTGGTAGGACCAGTGCCATAGGAGGAAAGCTGGGTAAAACCGGGGTAGCCGATGATGGGACCTACGCCCCCGTCCTGCGAGCAGCAGACGGCGAGCAAAGTGTCCCCCGGCGTGGGGGGATTCGAGAACGACACGGTGATGGTCTGGGTATAGTCCGTGGCCTGTGCAGTATGGGCTATCGACGGCGTCCCCGACACGAACGCCCTCGAATAGACGGGAGGGACGCCGGGGGAGGACACATAGGAAGCCGTCACCGCCCCGCCGTAGATGGTCGCTATGAGGTCGGAAATCCAGCAGCTTCGGTTGGAATACCTCTGGGTGTAGCCCGCTGGCGTCCACGAGGTCGGCAGGATGTAGGGCACCACGAGGTTGACGACGCTCATGTTGCCGAGGATGATGCCGCCCAAACCCCAAACGTTGAAGCACCACGCTTGGTCAACGTTGGCGTTGATGGCATAGGTAACCTTGAGCACGACATAGAACAGAGTGAAGTCACTGCCGATTCCCGGTGCCTGCGTGCAGGTGCATTTGATGCCCCAGCCGAAGTCAGGGTCATTGAGTTGGGCGGGCAGAATCTTGCTGCATCCCCACAGGTCGGTGGAGTTGCCGAGGGCGACGGTGCTGAGCGAGCCATACTGGGGCGAGCCGTAGCTGTCGTTCTTCGGCGTGGCGGGAGGACCGAGCAAGGTATAGGTCAAATAGGTAGCCGATGTGCCCCCCGTCTGCTGCCCCGTCACGTCCATCTCTATGCCGAGTATCTGCGCCTCGCTGGGGAACTTCCCCGTGCCCGATAGCAGGTTCCCGTGGCTGTCCAGCCAAGCGATGTTGGTGCCCTGCAACGTTTGGGTATAGTGGTTGGAGCCGGACGTATACATCACCGTCTGGGCACCAGTGCCCTCGGTGAAGACGTTGTCGATGTTGCTCCAGCCGACACCGCCCCCGTTGACGCTGGCGGCGGTAGGGAATGAGGGGTTTGTAATTAAAGACATAACTTCTTTCTATGGGATACTCACGAAAATCGAAAGGCACAGTCGGCTCACCACTGCCGCACTGACCACGTTAAACTGCAACACGTTCCCGCCTGACAAGGAGGTCGTCCACATACTCACGGCGAAGTTGGCATTCTTCTGCGCCGAGCTAAGCGTCGGCTTGTCGGAGCCGCATATCGAGCTATTGGTCGGGAATCCCGTGAAGGAAGACTTGAGGACATCGACCACGGCAGAGCCGGTGGTGTCGCCGATGAGGCTCCATCCCGTCACGGTGCAGTTGGTCGGCACGTTGATGGTGCCACGCAAGCCCGTGGTGATGGCTACACCGCCGCCGTCGATGATGTAGAACAAGGCTCCCACGGGAGCACCCGTGGCTATGCCGGTAGCCCCGGTATAGCCCGTGTATCCGGTCGGTCCCTGTGCGCCGACCCCCGGTCCAGTGTAGCCGGTCGGTCCGGTGGGTCCGCCGCTCGGTCCAGCCGGTCCGGTGGGTCCGGGCAGGAGGATGGTGATGCCATTGCTGGTAACCTGGATGTTCTGCATCCCCGTGGTATCGACGGTGCTGCCCGCCCCCTGCGGGAAGCTCCACAGGATGACATCCCGGTTCGCCTTGATGCCCGTGGCGTCATAGGCATCCACGAAGTAGAAGGTAGAGGTGGGGCTAAGCTCGGCATTGCTCCAAATCTGGCACAGAGGGGAACTGACGAAGTTGCCGTAGCTGTTGAGGCTGAAGGTAATGGTCTCGTTCGCCGTCACCTGACCATAAGGGGGACTGGCGACCACGGCATCCTGGCTGAGCCGCATCGCCACCGTGCCGCCCGCCAGCACCGTGCCGTTGGAATCCTGGAACGAACCGCCTGTAAGTGTAATCATCTGTTCTCCTAAGAAAGCTTTCCATAGCCCCTCGGCACCGCCGTGGAATCCTCACAGCACGAAGCAGTAGCCGACAGCCCCGGCTATGCCGGTCGGGGGAGTCAGGGCAATCAGGGGCAGGATGGTGACCACGGAATTGAGAATTGACCCGCTGGCAGACCAGGTAGTGCTCTTCGTCGAACCGTTGGTCACGGTTGCCACGGTGTCAACATATCCGCCGCCGAGGGCAGTGCCCTCTACCGCCTCGGCTACCTGCGTGATGCCGGTCATGCCGCTGTTGGAGTAGGTGACGTTGGTGGAGACGTCCCAGATGATGCTGACCAGCATGACCTCCGTGCCGACATTAAACGCCCCCTGCATGACCGGCATGGGTATCGGCTCGGACGTGACCGACACGATGCTGGTGTTGCCCTGCACGGCATTGAAGCCGAGGCTGGCTACATATTGCGGTATGCCGAACTCCATCGCCAGCATACAAGTGCTGACCTTTCCCGACCCGGCCACGGTAGCCTGGACAGTATTGGCACCGGAACCGGCACATACCCCCCACCACAGGCCAAGGTACGAGTCTGCCTGGATGGCACTGGCATACAGGGGAAAGTAGCTGGTCCTCTGCGAGTCGGCAATGGCGCTCGGCAGGCTCTGGGTGCCATTGCTGAGCCAATAACCATAGGCTACAACGATGAGGTCGCCCTGGCGGGAGTTCGAGCCGAAGGCAGAGCACGCCGCCACGGGGGTGGTGCTCGCCCCGCCGTTGTGCCCCGTCGCTCCCTGGAAGAATGTAATCTGCGCAGCCATAGTTCAACTCTTGGTAATGTATATTTCCAGGCAGATGCGTGTCACCGTCGTGGCGCTCGTCAGCAGGAACTGGAACACCGTACCCGCCGCCACGGTCGTCCCTGTCCCCGCCGTCCAGCCGCTCACGCCGCCCTCCGCCGACTGGTGGGTCGCACTCACTGCCGGTGGTCCGGTGGAGATAATTGTGGCGGTGCTGGGCGGGACTGCCCACGTGCCCGTCTGCACATCAAACTGGCACGCCCCTCCCTGGTCGCAGATGATGCTCCACCCGGTAATGGTCCCGGCATACGGGCACTCCACGAACCCATAGGACTTGGAGGCAGAGGTAGGCACCGAGCCAGCACCGTCAATGATGATGCCTACCACGCCGTATGTCTGGTTGAGGGAGATGGCGGGACCCGTGTAGCCCGTGTAGCCGGTGTAGCCGGTGTAGCCGGGACCAGTGTATCCTGTGTATCCGCTATATCCGGTGTACCCGGTGAAGTTGCCCGATCCCGTGTACCCGGTGTAGCCGGTGTAGCCGGTGTATCCGGTCGGTCCCGTGGTACCTACGCCTCCGCCCGGACCGGTGTAGCCGGTGTAGCCGGTGTATCCGGTCGGTCCCGTGGTACCTACGCCTCCGCCCGGACCGGTGTAGCCGGTGTAGCCGGTGTATCCGGTCCGACCGGTGTAGCCGGTGATGCTTGGACCGGTATAGCCCGTGTAGCCGGTATAGCCTGTAGGACCAGTGGAGCCGGTGATGCTTGGACCGGTATAGCCAGTGTAGCCAGAATAGCCCGTGTAGCCGATAGGTCCGGTCGCCCCGTCAGTCCCCGGATTTCCGGGGTATCCCGTGTAGCCGGTGGGTCCGGTGGAGGCAGGTCCCGTGGGACCGGTGTAAAGTGGACCGGTCGGTCCCGTGTAACCCGTGTAGCCCGTGGAACCCGACCCGCCCGGACCGTTCGATGTCCCTGCCACGGGAGGGGGGATGAGCCGGTTCACGGGGATGTTCCCGTGGGCATACAGGTTGGCAAGGGCATCCGGGCTGACGGGGTTGACCGGGGTCAGCGGGGTGCGGACAAAGCTCGGCATGGTGGACGGGGGAGGTGCAGACGGAGGAGCCGTCTGGGTCATGTCCACGGGCTCGTAGTCGGCGGGATTGATGTTGTTGGGCATTACCTACCCTGCTGGGCTATCCGCTCCTTGTGGATGGCGGCAAACGTGGTCAGGTACATAACCTCGGAGGCGGCATCCTCGGCTGCGAACTGGATGTTCAACTGGAAATGGCGGCACCAGCAAGGCTTGCCGTCCTGGTTGAAGTGGTAGCGGTTGGACCATAGGGTCTGGGACTCGGGGAGGCGGGGCACGTCGTGGACGAACTTGCTGATGTCCTGCCACGGGGGGCAGTTAGGCCATCCGTAGACCTCGCCGAGCAATACCCCAATCTTCGGCGGGCTTCCTATCCGCTTGGCGTCCAGGGTGACGTAGGCAAGCTCCGCCATCTGCGACGAGTGGCAGAGCACGACGCTGCCTACCACGGCATTAGCCTGGTAAGGCACGCCGTTATCGAGGTTGGTGGTAAGGTCACGGGTGAGGATGGGACCGGTCGGGATGTAGGGCGGGCTGAGCGGCGGCGAGGTGGACGGGCTGCTCGCCTCGGGCGGTCCCAGCAATAGCTGCTTCACCCCCACCGTGGTCTCGATGGACTTCACGCAGGAACAGGGGATTGCCCGGAACGGCGACCACACGGAGCCGGTCTCCGGGGACGGAGTGTTCATCATATTGTAATAGCCCTGCCCGTTGGAGATGAAGACCCGCTGGTCGGTGCCCATGACGTGCCAGGTTACATAGCTGCTCGTGGGGTCGAAGTCGGCTGCCAGCCGGTTCCCGATGGGGAACCCCACGGTAGCCCAGCCGGAACTGGGGTCAACCAGCACCATCTGGCGGTCGTAAGTGAAAGCGAAGGGCGTCCCGCCGTTGACGGTCAGGCAGTTCTTGGAGAGGATGCCGATGTTGACGACGTTGGAGACGTTGAACGGCGGAGCCGTCCCTGCCACAAGCTGGACCTGGTCCTCCAGCACGGCATACAGCCCGGCAGAGGTTGACCACGTGGTGATGCCGGTGACGGGGAACTCGATATAGTTGTTGGGCGGGAAAGCCTCGGGTCCGCCGAAGTCGTCGGCATAGATGGCGTCCGAGTAGTAGAGCAAGTTCGTCACGTAGCCGAAGACGGAGCTAAGATGGTAGCCACAGGGCTTGAAGCCCTTGGGCGGCGGCGAGTTTTCGCCGGTAAGGTCCGCCTCCAGGGCTATGTTCTGGGTGGAGTTGGTGAACCCGTTGTCCGGCGAGTAGTCGGCATAGGTCCACTGCGTCTTGCCCGGATTGTCAATCTGCCCAATCCACAGCGGGGTGGCACCGCCCTGAGCCGTGCGGAAGACGAGGATGGTGTCGATGTGAGCATCGTCGGTGCCCTCGCCCACGACCTCCATGTAGGAATAGGGGGCAAGGATGATGGGGGAGGAAAGCTGGCTTGCCGTGCCCGTGAATCCCGTCAGGCTGTCCTGGTAGGCGTAGCAGTACATCCAAGATGCGGTGTTGCCGGAAGTGCCGCCCACGGAGGGGTCGCCGCCCTGGTTGACCCAGGTGATGCCGTTGTCCGTGGTGTAGCTTCCCGAGGTCTGTCCCCAAGCCGGGGTAGAGGTGCCGCTGACGCCCGAGTAGATGACGTTCTCCACGGCTCCATAGCCGTCGATGACCATCCCCCCCGTGGAGACAAGCTGGCTGTTGCCGACCACGCCGGGAATCATATTGCCCTCGGACACGACCTGCGGGGATGAGCTTCCCGCCACAGGAGGGGAGGCGCTGCTTCCCCGCTGGACCTGGTAGCCTACGTTGGTCCACTGGACGCTGCCGTCAAGGATGCTGCTTCCCACCCCTGACGGCCACGAGATGTTGGAGTCATTGCTGTCGCTGGTGGTGCCTGCCTGCGTGCATTGGAAGAAGGCGGAATAGTAGGTGGTAACGACCACGGGTATGGTGCTTGAGATGCTCTGGTTGTTGAAGTCGTCGAACTCGTCGCTGAACTGGTTGTAGCTCGGGTTAGGCTCGTAGATGGTGCTGGAGACGCCCCAGGTCACGGCCACGACCGCACCGAGGGCATAGGGGGTCAGGAGACCACGGGTGCCGGTGCCCAAGGATGTCCACTTGGCGGAGCCGTCGCTGGTGATGGCACCATAGGTCTCGTCGAAGACCGGGACGGAGGTATCGGTGGTCCCTGCGGTGGTAAGCTGGTAGACGAACCCGCTGATGTCGATAACGAGCGGGACGGGCATATAGTAGGTGTTCGCCGCCCACGTGGACACGGAGGAAGTGGCGTTCAGGGTGTTGGCGACCTGCGGGGCACTGGGGGGCTTCTGGATGCCCCACGGGCGCACGCACGGACCACGCATACTCCACAGGTTGGTGCCGTCGATGGTAACGTCGAACTGCCCCATCCCCCAGCCCGCAGGCTCGGTGCTGCCGAGGTTCCCGTTGGCGTTGGTGAGGCAGTAGCCGTTCTCGGGACCGGCTGACGAGTAGTTGGGGGCGTTCACGTTCGCCGTGAAGGTGGTGTCGGCGATGCTGGTGACGGTGACCGTCAGGTCATTGAGGAACGTGGCGTATTGCAGGTTGGTGAAGCTCACCGCTTGGGTCGTGCTCAGGCTGAGGGCACTCGACACCGTGGCGGTCAGCAGGCCGTTCACCACGGAGATGTTGGAGCACGCCAGGTACTCGCCGAGGGCAAGCTGGATGTTGTTGTTGGGGTCAACGATGAAAGCCCCTGCGGGGAAGCTGTAGCCTGCCTGCCACTCGTAGGAACTCTGGACATACTGCCAGTTGTCCACCCCGTCGCCGCAGTAGAGGAAGCTCCCGATGCTCTGGAAGAAGGTCTGCCCCGCCCCTGCGGACTTGGCACGGATGAGAATCTGGTTGCCGGGCGGCGAGGCATCATAGACGCCGGTCGCCGTGTCGGCTAGGACAATGATGCGGTCCGGGCGGTTGGCACCGGGAATCTTGAAGGAATGGAAGTCAAGGATAGGCTCCCAGTCGTTGTAGTTGAAGACCGAGTGACCGGGCGCACGGATGAGGGTAAGGGATGGAGAAATCTCGGTGTTCTGACCGTCCCACAGGGATTCATACCTTGATGCGCCGTAGAATTTGCCATAGAGGTAAGGAACGGCGGCGTCACGCAAAGGCGAACGATTAGTCCAGATGCCCGTGAAGAACCTGTCGGTCGGGATTGGCGCAAAGTTGGACGGACCTTTCGGTGCCGCACCTGCTTGTTCGAGCGGATTAGCCACTAAACACCCCTTGTCTTACCTTCCCACCCTTGCTGCACGCCTCTACCGAAGGGTGGATACCTTTGAGCCTATTGGTCTGGCTGATTTGCTCTTTCTGTGCTTCAGAGATGACCTTACCCTTACCGCCTCTTCCATTAGTATTTCCAATCATCCGAGCACTTATCTGGGAGCATTTCCTACCCTTGTTCCAAACCATTCGAGGCTTCCGGTTGGAGAGTATTTTCTTGATGCGGTTGGGGTCGTTTGCCGTCCTGATACGATGGCAGTTCGCACAAACGAGGTCACACTTATCGGCTTCTACCATCAACTCAGCTATAGGAGCCGTCATCTTGTAAGAGATAGCGAAGGACTTCTCAAAGCAGTCACGATGGTCAAAATCAAAACAACACTGTGGGAACACACCACCACAATCGTGGCATTTACCACCCTTGTAAGCGACGAGTTGAGCTTTCTTCTCTGTGTAGATGATCATACTGCTTAATATCGTCACACGGCACGGGCTTGGACTCCCTGTTGTGCCCTGCCCGTGGCCGCAACCTGACCCTGCATCTGACCGAGGTAGGCGGCGGCGAACAGGTTCTTGGCAGCCTCGTCCAGCCCTGTCTGGGTCCCCAGGAGGTGTGCCACGAAGCGCTGCGACATCTCCTGGAACCGGGAGTCGTTGTTGTAGAGGAACGCCAAGCCGAGGAAGCCAAAATTTACCAAATGCCTCAATTTGTCCGGCATCGGCCATACCTGCGTGGCCGAGGTGAACTTGACTGCCGCCTTCTGGTAGGTCAGCCCGATGGGGTATTCCATATCGGGGCACATATGGAGGCGGAAGGTGATGTTCCCTGCGAGGTCGTCCTCGTGGACGGATATCTGCGTGGGACGGGAGAGGTCGGAGGACTGCTCCAGGTCCCGCTCGATGTTCAACTGGTAAATCTTGCCCGGCTCATTCTCAGCGGTATCGGGCACCGTGAGGGTTGCACACTCCAGGAAGCCGAAGTCGCTTATCTCCACGGTGGCGTCGGTCGAGAAGCCCTCGGGCGGGCTGAGCGGCGGGGACAATGCCTGAGTCACCGTGTAGCCGGTGTCCTTGCGGTTCCACTCCCACACGAACGGCGGCGACAGGATGGTGCAAAGGAGCGTCTGGGCAATCGAAGCCGCAGGCTCAATCGTGTCGCTGTAGAACAACGGTAGATTGCTGACAAACGGCTCCGTGAATGTCACTACGTCTTTCAGGGTGAAGGACATCTAACTAGCCTCCCGATAGATATTCCTCGATTGCTGGCAAGAGATGCCTGTGCTTCTCATATATCCCCAGAAAGACGTTGCAGTCCCCGCACAGGATTCCCCGCACCGTCTTTCCCTTATGGTCTGTATGCCACTTTCCATTGTTGAGCATCCCCTTTGTCGATGTCGCCGACCCACAAATCTTGCACTTTCTCCCCTGTGCCTCGAACATCGCATTCCAGTCAGCCAAGGTGAACCCGTTATACTTGTGGCGAAGCCAATAATCGGGAAGCCGCATCTCCCAGCAAATCCGGCAAGTGCGCTGCACCTTTCCACGGTTGCTAAAGTAACGGGTTGACTCCTCGGCGTAGAAGTCCCGCCCGTTCTGTAATCGGCATTCCCTGCAATGCCGCTTGTTGGTCTTAGGGTCAAAATAAGAATTCCCAGGGGTGAACTCGTGGGTCCACGGGTGCCCCCGCTTGCAGCATTTAGCTTTTCTCCACCGCTTGGGGGCTATTACTCTGCCATTCTTGCAATGGGTAATCTGGTTTTTGGCTTGTCTCATATGCATCAATACCAAATCACCCAAGCTTTTTCCGTCGTTGACCCTGTTAATTAACTCCTTTCAAATCATCAGTTGGGAGGACCCCAAGGAAAAGCAGGCGAGGGCACCCAGCTTCCGCCCGTCTGCATTATTGGGTCACTGGGGTACATGATGGCGGAGTCCCTTGTCCTGTCCCCCGAGTGCTTGGCATCGTTCAATGACTTCTCCCACTGGTTGATGGCGTCGATGTGCTTAATCCTGACCTTCGGGTCGGGATGCTGCTGCCAGAGCACGGCGACCAGCCCGTCGAAGAAGAGCGGCACGACATCGTCGGGGATAGGCTCAAGCACCTGCTGCATCGTGGTAAGCTGGATGGGACGGCACTGCCACACCGGCCATACCTGGTAGGCGATGCCGGTCATCGGAGGCATGGGAGACACACGGAACCCCTGTCCATTGGGGTTGACGGCGGTCCACTGGGCGGTACCATCGTCTACCACGGTGGGGACGATGCTGGGGTTTTTATAGGTCGGGTAGACCGGGCTGGTAGGCCACGTGGGCTGGCTGAGACCCAAGGTACCGAACTGGGTAAGCACCCATAGGTTGCCGTTCGGGTCACGGACCTGGAGGTTGGGGTTGGCGGGTGCCGACTGCTGACCGATGGGCTGGGTGATGGTCTGCCCCGGCTGCGGGTTGGTGAAGTTGCCCGTGCCCTGCCCCGTGGCTCCCCACGTGGCGTACTGGAGGTCCTTGTTGTAGAGGACGCAAAGCTGTCCGGGACGCCCGAACTGCTGGCTTGCCACGGGTAAGTTCTGGACCGCCTCAATAGGCCAAATAGGTCTTGGATTGCTGGTATTGTTAATATCTAAAAGTGTACTATCCTGAAGGAACCCGATGCTGAACAGGTTCAGGGCGTAGTCCTGCTGCCAGCTATTCGTGATGAAGACGCCGTATCCCCCGCCACGGTTCCAAGGCCACTTGAAGGCGGACGACAGCATCTTGGTCATCACCTGGTTGGTTACCTGGAGGACCTTCTTGACGGAATAACCGGCAATAGGAAGGACGGCGACCAGTTCTGGAAAGGACTGGAGATAGTCCACCGCATCTATGACACGTACCGTTGAGTTGCCCAAATTCTACCCCCTGGCGAAGCGGAACTGGACCGGCTTGGGAGCTTCCAGTCCTTTGCGGGGGAGCCGGAAAATTTCGTCGAAGTCCTTCTCGCCCGGCTTAACAATCTTGTCACAGCGGATGCAACGGCACTGGGCTAGTCCGAAGTTGTTGTACTCGACCTGGTAGGTCGTGAACACGTCCCCGCCGTTGTACAGCCCGTCCAGGTTCTTGCCGCCCATCCGGTGGTTGCAGATGGCCTGCTTCCGGGCGGTCTCCTCCTTGGTCTGCTTCATCCGCACCGCTGCGTGCTTGCGGATGTTGCCGGTAGCCTCTTCCTTGGCTCGGGCGTCCTTGTTCTCACGCTTCAGGGCTTCAAGCTGTGCCCTCTGAAGCTCAAGCTGGTTAGCCGCCAGTTCCTTCTCGATGCGTGCCTTCTCAACGGCATCCCGTGCAGCCTGAAGCTGTAGTTCCGAAAGTTCCTGTTCCTGCGTCTTAGCCATAAGGCTCCTTGGTGCCCATTAGGGCGGCAATTGAAAAGCAAGGGGGCAGAGTGGCTTAAATCCACTCCACCCCCCGCTGGTTAGGATAGGTTGCTGGTAGCGTCGATGAAGCGCAGACGCATGATGAGGTCCGGGGGCAGCGTGAAGACTAGCTTAACGTTGTAGCTGGTCCATCCGCCGATGACCCGAGTCGGGTCGGCTACCGACGGTCCTTCCGGCTTCATTATCCATAACCTCATGTTACTCCACTCACCGTCGCCAATCTGGCTGTTTTCCTTGACTCCGAGCGATATTCCGATGACCGCCTCATGACCGAATAGATACGTCCTATAGGCGGTCGCAATGCCAGACTGGTAGTCGGTGGTCTCGGTGACGAACGGGGTCTCGAAGAAGCGGAAGCCGCTGAATTCGAGAGCCTGCACCTCGTCGTCCTTGCCGTCCGCTCCGGGGAGTTCGAGCAGCCGGTCGAGTCCGACCAGGGTGTGCTTGTAGATGTCCACTAGGGAGTTGTTGGTCGTTGCCGTGAGGATGTCACCGACAGCGAGCGGGCTGATGCAGCCGACAAACTTGTTATCGGTGAAAGGCATCACGGATCGCTGACGCAACTCTTGGGTCGCCGAGATGGGGTCCTGGATGGTCAGGACGGTCCCGGTCGTCTTGGAAACGTCAACGCTGGGGTCCACGGTCTTGGAGCCATCCGCCTGCGAGCGAACCAGTGAAGAGATGGTTCCGGCAAGCCGGTATGCCATTTCCTTCTCAAGGTTCTCAAGGGCAGGGTCGATGGCTGTCTCAAGGGAGTAGTCGGACACGTTGACGTAATCGCAATACTGCCCGATGACCGCATAGTCGGTCAGCACGACGGGGATGAGACCCGTGCCCACGGTGCCTTCTGCCTGCTGGGAGGTGGTGAAGGCTACCTGTGCGGCGGGGAACTGCTCGCCGTTGCCGATGGTCAGGTCTGTGGGGACGCTACCCGGCGTCTGACCATAGCCTAGACCCGGAGCGTACATGTACAGCCTGTGGGTGTTGCCGCTCTGGGGCGGCAATTCCCGGCGCTCGCATACCCGGTAGTAGGGGAGCGTCATCTTGAGGTTGTCTACGAAGTTGCGGTCGTAGTAGACCGCTTGGGTCTGGGGCAGGTTAGTGCTCAGGCCGCTGGTGGGTGAATAGCCACTCATTTTATGTCACCAAATCACCGCTTGATGCTGTCAAGACGCTGCCGGAACTTGGGGTCCTGCTTGATCTTGAGGCGCAGGGCTGGGGTGCTCATCCTGCGCACTTCTGCGAGGAACTCATCGTCGCTTGACGGCTGGCTTCCGGCTCCCGAGGGGACGGAAGTGTGTCCAGGTGTCATGCTCGAATGCCTTTCCCCACGTGGTCTTGTTACCGTCCCCGTGTCTCCGGTATTGCCCGGAGCCTTGGCTTCGGCAGGAGTGGCGGCCACTGTCTCCTGTCGGGTTGGCGGGACGGGGGCTATTCGGCCGGTCTCGACCAACTCCTCAAAGATGAGTTCCAAATTGTGCGAAGTCCACTCCAGGGGAGCCTCGCCAACGGTTTCCCGCTCCTTGGACTTCGCCGAGAATGCCCCTTCCATCTCCTGCCGGGCTTCCGCCCCGATAGGAAACTCCGGGTGCTCGTCAAGGAAGGCTTGCGTCTCACGTGCCCCACGGGCTATGGAGGCGTTGAAGACCTCGTCCTTGAGCTTCTTCCGGTATTCCTCGGGAGATACACCGAGCCTTGCCTGCAAAAGCTGGTCAAGGGCGGCCTCCATCTTCTCGGGGTCGTTAAGCTCACGGTTGAGCCTCAGCCTTTCCGCAGCATCAAGCTGGATAGGCTCGAAGGTAGGACTGGGTTTGGACTCGTCGTAGCTCCTGAACTTCTTCTTCCATTCCGTCATCTTCCTGACGGCGGCGATATGGACTGCCTTGAGCTTCTCCCGGAGGTCCCGCTCGGCCTCTAGCTCGGTCTTGCCCCGGCCGATGACCTTGGTGGGCGTCCCGATGGGCTTGCCCTCCTCGTCGGTGGCGTGGTACTCCTCGGTGACCTCTATAAGGAGTTCCGAAGACGCCTCGGGAGGCTTCGCCGAGGGCTTTACCACGGGGGTATCGGGCTTCTTCTCGTCCTTCGTGGGCAATACCGCCGCCCGTGGCGCTCCCGGCGTCCTTCCGGGGTCCTCCGGGGGCTTGTTTCCGATGTCTGGCGTCGGTGCCAGTCCTAGTGTTACGTCAAGTGGCGATGCTCCCATTTAGGGTCACCTTCCTTTTTTGCAGGTTACTTCCAAATCCAGCCGCACAGGCACCGCAGCAAGTCCCAGGCATTGTGCTTCCTAAGCTGACAATGGCATTGCGGGCAGATGCGGATCCATTCCACGGCTCTCCTAAGTGATATCCATAACCTCCAGAGGGGTCGTAGCCTCCGGTATGTCCACCTTCGGTCTTCCCACGGGGAAGAAGTCCTCCCGCCCGAGTTCCTTTAGCCGCTGCTCTACCTGCCGCTGCTCGTCGAACGCCGCCTCCACGTGGGCGGCGACCTGTTCCCTTAAGGATTTCAAAAACAGCCAGCTACTCTGGGCGATGATGTGGGCGGAGAGAACAGCCTTCTCGTTGGCGGGGTCGGTGTTCAGAAGGGCGTCGGTGAAGCCTCGGCAGGTCCCCTGCACAATCTTCAGGAGGACCTTGTATCCCAGACTATCGACGATGCCCAGAAGGTCTTCCCGGTCCTTGTCGGTCAGGGTGATGGGAGATGTGAGGTCGAACGGGACCTTACTCCCCTTCCGTGGCGGCAAACTGACCGCCTGCTTCTCCGGTCTGCATTTCTGGCTCAATTGCCTTCTCCAGTGTATGTCTCAGGGCGATATCCACTGCCTTGGCGTCGTTCTGCTCGTAGTTGATATCGCTCTGGTTGCGTGCCTTGTTGTTGTCGATTGCCATCTGCTTCCCGGCAGCCTGCTGACCTGCCATCTGTGCCTGCTGCGTCATAAAGGCGAGTTCCTTCTGGTTGAGGTCACGGACCAGCGTGTAGCGGTTGGTGAACTCACTTACCTCAAGAAACATACTGACAAGCTCGATGACATCCACGGTCTTCCCTGCCTGGTGCATATTGGCGAGAAGCTGCTGGTTCTCAAAGATGGAACTGAGCAACGGCATCATCTGTGCCATCGCCTTCTTGGCAGCCAAGTGCTGTGTGGCAAGGACCTCGAACTTCGTCCTGCCGTTCAGGTAAGGCTCGGCATCGAAGGACTGGGCATAGGATTCACCAAGCTCCTCGCCGAGGATATCCTTCATTTGTTCTTCATCCATAGCCTCGTTGATTAGCTCATCCATCTCATAAATGAACGGGAGAAGGACGTTCTGGACGAAGATGCTGACCGGTCCCTGGATACGGTTGGCATTGGCGGAAGCGAGGAACGAGGCACCGGTAGCGGTGCGCCCTTGGGAAGTCCCGCCCGGACCACGTGTGCTCCCCTGGACATTGCGCAGGTCTGCGCCCGTGTTGTCCTCGGCTGTGGACTCGTTGTTGCCCAGCATCGTCCAAAGCTCGGGCGGCACACGGGGAAGCTCCAAAACCTTGAAGGCTTTTTCGACATCGTCCTCGACGCTGATAATTCCACCCCGGCGTAGCCTAATGTTCTGACCGGGCTGGTTCAGGGTAGCCTTGCGGAGAATCGGCGGGTTGACCAGCATCGACAGCATGTTGAGGGCGGCGTTGCGTGCGCCCATATCCACCCGCTGCTCCTGCCCGGCAAGCTGCCCGACGCCCATCGACCAGAAGGAACTCGGAATTTTCCACCAGTGGCTTGAGAAGAAGGGTATCTTGCCGTAGGGGTTCTTCTGGTTGCAGAGGACCTTCTTGCCCTGCACGATGACGGTCTTGCGCTTCCTCGTCCAGTGCTCGATGACCTTCAAGGGCTGCATCAAGGGGTCGCCGCCCACGGGCAACTGGCGTGCCTGGGCGTGGATAAGCACCTGCGACTGCGTCATATGCGACTCGGGGGCGCTCGGTGCCTGCACCGGCTCCTTGGGCGTGTCGAACCAACTGCGTATTTCCGCCTCGGAGGGAACGGTCCATCCCTCTTCCCCACGGTGCTCCTCGCACATCTCAATGAGGTCATAACCGGTCTGGTACTGGATGTGGGCGACGAACTTAGCCTTGCGGATGTCAGCTACCTCCAGCGACGGGTCAACGAGCACTTCCTCGTTGGGGATATGGAAGAACTCGGGCTGCCACCACTCCTTGGTGGTCTCGATGGCCTCGAAGGTCCGGCTGTCCTGCGTCTCCAGCTTCACCGAAGCATACTTGCCCGACACCACGGAGGGCTTGGCCTTGCGGCGATAGCGGACGGTGGTCTTGGTCTTGTTGCACTCGGACCACTTGTAGACGGCGGTGCCGAAGAGGATGGTATACATCCAGCCGTCCCAGCAGGTCTTCTCGAACTCCATCTCCCGGAACAAAGAACTGAAGATAACGGTCTTCTGGCGGGCAATCTCCTGCGTGCTGCCCGGCGTGGTGCGGAGGAAGAAGAAGGGGTCCTGGAAGAAGATGGTGTTCATCACGCTCGGCACGAGCGACTGGACGTGGCGGGCGACCAAAAATGACTGGACGTTCGACTCCGTGGTGGTCGAGCCTTCCCACAGGGAGAAGGAGCGGGGCGACTGGTACAGCCAGTCTACTTCCCTCCATCTTACCTGCCACTGTTTAGTAGTTAGGTATTCTTCAGCTAATCTACAGTCTTTTTCAACGATTGCCCTAGCTGTTTCCGTGGCTACGGTTCCGTCAGAGGCAACCTCCGACACAGGTATCACGGGGGGAATGGGGGTGGGATTATCTATCAAAGCCATCTGGAATTACCTTCTCGACCCTCCGTCTGAGGGTCTTGGCCGCAAGCCGCTCCGCCCAAGCAAAGAACTCCGATTGGGGCATATCCCGCTTGGCTCGGTTGCAAATCTTGCAGCAGGGGACACAGTTGTCGGCAGAATACCCTTTCGAGTTGTCCACCCTGTCTATCCCGTTGTAAACAAAGTCGCCGTTTCCTCCTCTATTGGGGTGCCTCACCTGTGCAGACGAAACCCCGCAGTAAGTGCAGTTGGAAACAACCAACTTGCGAAACTCATCCTTCAATAAAGAGAACGGGAGCTTTCCTCTCTTGCACCTACACACATAATCGTTGTATAAGCAGTTGAAAGCTGCTTCTCCGGGGGGAAGGTTAAAATGCGTAACCCCCTTGATAAGCCCGTGCCGCACTCTCCAGTTATGGACAGTGGCATTCTTCGCCAGCCTTCTCTCTTCGTCCGTGAAATACTTCTTCGCAGGCATCTCTCACCTCCACTTACAGAATACAGAGGAGAAATGCCTTTTCTCAGGCATAGATATCCCCGAGGGGCAAGCCGGTATAGCTATCCACGAGTATCCCCGGTTCCTCCTTGGGAGGAAGGGGCGGCGGGGCATACTTGCCCTCCCCGAAGATTGTTCCCCAGAGCCTATCCTCCTGTTGAAGGCGCTCGTAGTTCGCCTCCCTTTCCTTTTGAGCATTTATGTCCTTCGACATCTCCCGGAACTCCAGGAGGCGGGACAGGGCATCGGCCATATCCCTGGCCTTCACCTGCTCGCAAAGCTGGTCGAAGAGCTTCTCAAGGTTCTCTATATTGCTGGCAAACTTGAGCCTTCCATCCGTAAGCAGAGGCAATAATCCCTTTATTCTGATAGCCTTGGAGTCTAGCGTATTGCCGCAGGTGACCCACGAGATAGGGGGCAGCGGGATGACTCCGAGCTTGAGCCCCCACATGCCAAGGTCCGTGGTGAGCCACTGCGCCCCCTGCGAGTCCTCTATATGGACCCTTTCAGGGTTGTAAGCCTTCATCGTGGACACAATCTTGTAGCCGACCTCGTTGGAGGCGAACTTCCCCGCCACGAGGTCCTCAACGTAGAGGCAGTCCTCATACCATCTGCCCACGGCGAAGGCGGACTCGCAGGCGTTCTTCTTCTGGCCATAGCCGAGGTCGCCCGTCATGAAGACCCGTCCTACCTTGGGAATCTGGAAGGGGCTGATAGTGGCGGCGATGAGGTCGGTACGCTTGAACTCCTGCCGTGCCGCTATCCGTGGGTTGTTGAGGTACTGCCCGCCATGGACCTGCGGGTCGTCCTTCATGTCCGAGCGCATCGAGTCGTAGTCCCAGATGTCCTTGCAGAGGAACTCGCAGTCCTCCTCCCTCATCTCCAGGGTGGGCGGCCTGCACTCATACCTGCCCGCCTCGGGACCAGTCCCCCTGACCCACCATGCTGGCATAATCCAGCACTTGAAGCCCGGTCTGCCCTGGACCACGAAGCGCCCGTAGGGAACCTCCCCGAGGATGTTGTTGTCATGCAGCATCTTCCCGTAGACATCGCTGACCGAGTAGCGGGTGCCCACGGTCTGCCGGAATCCATACTTGGGCAGGAGCTTCCGGCTCATCGTGACCCTCTTGGAAATCTTCTCCAGCACGGCTGGGCTGTCCATGTTGGTCTCGTTGACCACGTCGTCGTTGAGCATCACGGAGCAGCGCCAGCCAGCGGAACTGCTCAGGATGGAAAGGCTGTAGAGGGATGGGTCCTTGATGTGGGTCTTTCTGGCTGGGCTGAAGTAGGTGTCGGCACGCCCCTTGCCTCCGCCGCTTACCGGGACGCAGAACTCGGGGAACAGCCGGTGGAACAAGGTGGGTCGGGCATCGTCGTTCCAGATAGCCTCGCTCTCCTCGTTCCGCTTGCCGTCCCACCCGTCCACGGCGAAGTAGGACTTGACCAAGCCCACGATGGCGTCCGACAGGTCGCCGTCTCCCGTGTTTATCGCCACGGTGATGTCGGGGAAGGTTATGAGCCACTGGACGGCGTCACTGGCCTGAAGGGTGGTCTTCCAGGCGAACCGGGGATAGAGCAGGAGCCTCTCCCGTATCTTCTCGGGCTGGGCAGCAAGGCTTTTACCTGGGTCTTTGCGAACAAAAAACTCGTCGCAGAGCGGCTTGTGTAGGGATTCTATGAGCGGAACACCAAAGATTTCGGTGTTGAGGAACCATAGGTCGCTGCGACAACGATACCTTAAGTCAGTCCATTCTACCTTGGAGAGTTTCTTCATAGGGAAAGCCAAGGCACCCGGAACCCCGGTCTTGGACGTGGACCACGGGAGGGGATAGGAGATATCTTTCGTAGGTATGGCAACCTCGCCACGTCATCCCCCCGAGTGCCTCGGAGCTTATTTGCCCCACGACTTCATGTTCTCGGCGAGGGTCGCCATCGAGCGGACGTGGGGATTGCTGGAATTCTTTGCCTTCGCCAGCTTGTCGGCGGGGATAGGCTCGCCTTCCGGCACTCCTAGATGACGGTGCAACGCCCCTTTATGGAGGTGCGCCATGCTCCTGTTAAAGCTTTTCCTTTCCTTTGCGGGATATTCAGAATTGGACATTGTTGAACTCCTCGATATAAAGTGCTGCTGCCCTCAGTTTGGTGATGACTTTGCGTCTTCCGAAGACCCGACCGGTCAAGTCCTCAGCCATTAGACCCCCGGCAACGACTTGCCATGGATAACTTCGGGACTGAGTTCTGATTCACCCTTGTTCGGACCACCCCATGCATCTTCCAAATGACTATGTAGTCCATCCAAATCACCCTCGTGCTCGGCGGGGATGAGGTGCTCCTCGTGCTCCTCGCCGGGCAAAGCCTGCTCGTGGATGTGCTTGGCGATGAACCCGCCCTTGACGTGGCGGAGATGAATTTCCTTGGGACGACGACCGTGTCCCTTCTTTTCCTTCTTGACCTTCGGCTCCTTCTCCTCCTTGGGAGGCTTGGCCGCCTTGCCCTTGCCGAACTCCAGACCACGGGACTCAAAGTTTTCCATAATGCTCCTATTTGCTGCGCTGACCACGGAGTCGTACGACCTTCTTGGGCAGCCTCTTCCCCTTGGAAGCGGCGTCCCATTCGGCGACCTTGCTGGCTCCGCCCAATGCCTTCTCGCCTGCCGGGGTATGCGCCCAGCGTTCCTGCTGAATCGACCGATAAGGCATGGTTCCCCCTACCTAAGCTTTCGGTATCTGCTTCCCGCCCTTCTCGGGCAGCTTGTCGAAGACGTAGTAGCCGTCGAGACCATACCGCTTGACCATCATCTCGCCCGTGCTCTCGTTGAGGATGACCACGGTGAGATCGGGTAGGCTCTGTGTATCCTTGACGAACTGCTTGGCTCCCTCGCCCCCCATCTGGAAGACGGTCTGCCGGATAAGCCCCAGCGGACATTCCATTATGGTGAATCCCACGGTGTGACCGGCGGGACCGACCCTCACATATGTTCTTGGCTCGGACATGCGTCTCCTTCTCCTTGTCCCCTGCGCCGGGGGATTGTGTACCAGAGGCAGTCCCACCGCAGGACTATCGTCTCAGAGGTAGGAGAGAGACCCCGGCGCAGGAAACTTGTTAGATTTTCGCCTTAATGACGGCAGCCAGCTTCTTGGCTTCGACAGAGAGGCTGGATTCCATCTTCTCCACGTCCGCCTTGATGGCCGTCAGCTTCACCTTGTAGTGGATTGCCAACCCGACCGCCACGACGACGATTACTACGACTGCGATGATTCCAATCATTTGCCCATCCTCCTATCTAAGAACTGAAAAGTATATCGTCCTCCCAGAGCACCACGATGGGGTTGCCATCGGCGTCCTCCGTGGAGAATCCGAGGTGCTTGGGGAAGTGGACGGTATCGCCCACGCTCCACATCGAGAATCCCCCGGCAGCGATGACGGTGCCTTGGTCGGGGCGCTCCCGGCTCCCGTCCGGGATGACCAGACCGGCGTCCGATACCGAGGCTACCTCCTCGGGCTTCACGGCGATGCGCTTGGTCCCCAGCTTCATCTCACAACCTCCAAGGTATGGTCAATCGATACATACATCCTGACCCTCGTCTCATAGGGCATCACGATGCATCCCTCGCTGGCATTGCCGGGAATAGCCGTGTCGGCATGGCACCAGAAGCCGCCCCGCCTCTCCGAGCCTGCCGGGGCATTGGGGGAGAGCCTCACCAGATGGAGCGGGAAGCAGTAGGGACCAAGCCTTGAACCCTTGACCACGAGGTCACCGAACCGGTAGGTGCCCTCGGGGATAGGACCCACATCGGGAATCCCCTCGTCGGCGGGATTGTCGATGGCGTCCTTGCGCTTGCCGCAGTCGCCGCCCGCATATCCCTTGCCCGCAAGGTTCCCCTCGGGGTCAGTCATCTCGCCGGTCGTGATCTTGAATGTCCACATAGCTAGTCTCCTGCCTCGTCTTCCCACTCCGTCTCGTCGGCGGCACGTACCCGGAGGATCTTCACGTCCTCCTCCTTCTCGATGCCGATGACCTCCACGTGGGGAATCAAGGTCCCTTCGTCGTCCACGACGATGTCGATGATGTTCCCTTCCTTAACGACCATCCTTCAGTGCCTCCGAGACCGTGCCCTCGCAACTCAATACCAGGGTCGCAATCGAAGCAGCATTTCTGAGCGATGCCTTCACCACTGCCACCGGGTCAAGGATGTCGGTAGTGACCTCCACATCGTGCCCGGCGTTCAGGCAAATCTGGTTGTAGGGAGCGCTGCACGCCTCCCTGACTATGGAGTCGGCAGAGAGGGAACTTGCAGCGTCGGCGAGCCCCACGCCCGCCCCCACCACGACACCCTCCCGGACGGCGGCCATCGTGGCTCCCACGGCGTCCTCCACCCGGTCCTTCTTCTCGCTTTGCTCGGCGGCGGTGGTCCCGCCGACCTTGATGACGGCTACCTGCCCGGCAAGCAGGGCTATGCGCTCGGCAAGCTGCCCCTGCTCGTAGTCGGACTCCGATGCCTCCCGAGCCTTGCGCAGGGAGACGATTCTCTTCAGAAGATCCACGGGCTCCCCCTTGCCCCCGAGGATGGTCGTCGAGTTCCGGGTGACGATGGCGGAGTCGCAGGAGCCGAGGTGCTCCAGCCCGACCTTGTCCAGGGGGATGCCAAGCTCGTCGGTAAGGGCTACCCCCCCGCAGACGGCGGCGATGTCGCCGAGGAACGCCTTGCGCCGGTCCCCGTAATAGGGCACGACCACGCAGCAGCTTTTCAGTGCCGTGCGGTTGGCGACCATAATCTGGAGGATGTCGAACTCGAAGTCCTCGCAGAGGAAGAGCAGGGGACGCCCGCTCTTGAACACGGTGTCCATCAGCTTCATGTAGGGGGGCAGCGCCGTCACCCGCCGCTCCAGCATCAGGAGGTAGGGATGGTCGAGCGTGCATACGCCGGTCGCCGGGTCGGTGACGAAGTTCTCGACCTTGTAGCCGCTGGCGAACTTGAGACCCGCCGTCGCCTCCACCCGGCTCTCGGCCGTCCGTGAGTTGTCGATGGAAATGCTGCCGTCCTCGCCCGCCGCAGTGATCGCCTGCGCCACGAGGTGCCCGATCTCGGCGGATCCGTTGGCGGCGAGGGTCGCCACCAGCACCGCCCTGTCGCCCAGGGGCTCCGCAGCCCTTCCGAGGTTCTCCGCCACGGTATCTACGTCGCAGGCTATCTCCCGCCGAAGGTCCACGAACGACCGGGGGGAAGCCATCGCAAGCTCCAGGATGCGGGTCCCGAGGAGGCACGTCGCCGTGGTGCCGTCGCCCACCTGGCTGACCGTCTTATTGGCAGCCTGCCTCAGGAGCGCAGCACCCATCTCTTCGTTTGAATCCCCGAGATGAATCGAGCGGGCACAGGTAACCCCATCCTTCGTGGTCTGAGGGTCATACCAGATGCGACCATCCTTGGTATCGACCGCACGCTCAATAACGCACGTCCTACCATAAGGTCCCATCGTGCTGGAAACTACCTCGTTGAGCTTCTTCATCCCCGATAGAAGCCTCTTCCGGGCTTCATCCCCGTGCAGCAGCAGCTTGCTCATCATTTCTCCTTGACCACCACCTCGGCGGGTATCTCATATTCCTTCACCAGGAAGCGCACAGCCGACCGCAGGGCTACCAGCTTCCGGGCGGTAGAGGTTGCCCTGCCCAGCCTGCTGAGAATCCGGCTCAGGGTATTCCTGACGACGTGACGGTCGCCGTTCTTCCCCGAAGCCTCGGCTATCCAGCTATAGGCGGAGCTTACGTTGATGCCGTTCGCCTTCAGGTAAGAGCAGAAGGTCCCAAGGCGGGAACCACGGTAACCACCTGTGGAATTCCTCCTGCCGAAGCAGGCACGCAGCCTGATGAGGAGCTTCCCCGCCTTTATCCGCTCAGCCTTCAGCCTGCGGGTCCCGGCAGCGATGGAGCCTGCCAGCCGGACAATCTCCTTGGTAAGAGTCCCTATGCTGCTCATCACTTGACCTCCATGAACGCCTTTATGAACTCCGCCGCGACCTGCGGGACTATGGCGTTGCCGTATCCCCTGAGGGCGTCCACCCTGCCGGGTAGCCTTGGAGCCACCGGGCATGTTCCGGGTTGAGCGGGTCTATAGACCCCGTCCCGGCACCAGAGCCACTCGCAGCCGTCCCAGAAGCCAGAAGAGCGTAGTCCCTCAGCTTGTAATGCCCCGCCGTCCCCGGCCGAACCTCCATCACTCCGCCCTCCCCGTCCGAGGCGTGGGGCGTCCTCCACGAGGCCATCAATGCCTGGTTCCCCAGGCTGGGGCTGAACCCCCTGGCAAGAGCCTGCTCCGCCGTGCCGTTCGGCTCCTGAGAGCGGGGCGTCTGCCATCCCGCCATCCTCGCTTGGTCCTTCAGGTCGCTCCAGTAGCTCCCCGGCATCCGTGGGTCCCGAGGCTGGTCGGGCTTGAGGCGCATCGGGCGTCCCTGCCCCGAGGCATCCGTCTCTGTGGGGGTCTTCCAATAACCTTGCCCCCCAGTAGATTCTGTGCCGCATGTGCGGTGCCCCGACGCCCGCAGCAGGCAGTACGGCAAGCCCAGTAACGTAGCCCTCTCGCTCCAGCGGTAGGAGAAGAGCCTCGACCCAGTGGTGCTTAATCGCCGCCTCAACCTGCTCCCCAAAGAGGAGCTTAGGACGCATAGAGCGGACGAGTCCGAGGAAGGGGTAGAGCAACTGGCCACGGGGGTCGTTGAACCCCCTTCCCTTGCCTGCGGTGCTGAAGCTTGGGCAGGGGAGGCTGGCGGTCCAGCATCCAAGCTCGGGGCACCCGGCAAGCCGGAGGGCGTATGCCCACCCGCCGATGCCTGCGAACAGGTGGACCTGCGTGTATCCTTCAAGGTCTCCGGGGGTGATGTCCTCAATGCTGCGCTCGTCGATGGTTCCATCGGGTATAAGCTCCTTGTCGATGAGGTACCTGAGCCACCTGCCGGTGGCTATGTCGTTGTAGTAGGTCATCAGGCTATCCTCCTCCCCCCCTTCCTACCTTCCCGTGCGGTCTGACCTCGCCCGGTGGCAGCCTCTTGGTACCGCCCCTTCCTATGACATCCGGGCACTGCATGAGGACGTACTTTCCGGGTATGCCGGAACGCCGGTCCGTGTAGTAGCCCACGAGGTCGCTGTCCTCCGCCCTTATCCCGTGGTCCCACAGGACCCTTCCCACCCAGCCGTCCTCGATGGTCCAGTCCTCGGGGTCCGCCTCCGCCATAACCTGCAACGACCTCCGGGATAGCCAGTAGGCTCCCCCGCTGCAATAGGCACCGACGTGCCGGTGATGGTTGACGGCGCTCGAATACGCCCCGAGCACCCTGCCGCAGTAGTCCGACCCTGGTCTGGGAAGACCAGGGTAGACGATGCTATCGTCGTCCACCTTCCACATCCCGCCGTAGCCGAGGACGTAGACGAGCCTGAAGACGGCGGACATCTTCTTGGGCAGCGACCTGTAGTCATCGGGCACCGCATAGCCTACCACGGAGGAGAGGTTTCTCCCGGTGGCCACGAAGATGTCGTACTCGCTGGCGAGATGGGGGAACCACGTCCTGAGCGCGACCTCCAGCCGGTGCTGGTACCGGGGTTGGTCGCAGGTGATGAGGGCGATGGCAGCATCGGATGCGGGCTGTGCATCGGATACGACCACGGAGGGGAGGGGAGGAGAAAAGGGGTCCCAGGCGTAGGAGCGGTAAGGGTCGGCGCTGCCCTCGGGATAGGGGGTCGTTGAGAATGGGGACGTGGCCATTAGGCGGTATCTCCAAGGGATAATACTAAGGGAACAGGAAGTCGGTGACGATTAGTCGGCAGCAAGGGGGCGGGATACACGGGGGACCCAAGAAAAGGGGGGTGAATGGCTAAGTTGCACAAAACAAAGAAGAAAGAAGGGGTCCCGCCAGGCGGGCGGCTTGGGCGAAAGGGGGTGCCGGGACTCCCCGGCACCGGGGGGGCGACCGTTTTGCCGGAAGGTTCCTTATGCTATATGGCTAAACGATTGAAAACAAAATGATTATATATGATTGTGATGGGGATACACCGTTGCAGCCTTGGATATGGGCTTAGCGTCCCGGCTCCAAGTATTTATCATTCAGTTACTCAAGAAGGCTCAGTGTCATAGATACCGCTAAAGTATGCCTGTAAGTCATTGATAATGCTCATAATGCATCGGATTGTTAATCCTGCGGCTGGCTGACTTTCGCCTTTTGTTCGCCTGCCTGTACTTTCGCTTTATTTTCGCCTGGTGTCGTCACCACGGGTTACACGGTTGGTTATGCCGTTATTTCGGCATCGGCTCTGGCTCTTTTGAACGTGTCCCTCCACTTGTCAAGGGCATCGTACAGCCGCTCGTTCTCCTCCTCGTCGTGGGTCACGCAATGGTCCTCCAGCTTGTGCCAGGTGAGCGGTCTGTCCGTGAACCTTGCCCCGCATCCGGGGCAGCACAGGTCTAGCCTCTTGAAGTGTATCCCAAGCTCGCACTCCATGAAGACCTTGAGCGGTGCCCGCATCTGGTGCGCTCGTGTATCTCTCATCGTGTATCCTCCTCGCCGGTCCAGAAGTGGTTGTCGCTTTCCCATTCGGTTGTCACACGGGTTGTCACACGGGTTGTCAAACATTCTAAAGGCGGTTGTCAGGTTTCCTTATATCCCCGAAGAAGAAAATAGGAATATGATATATATATATCACACACACACACACACACACACATACACTGTAACTGACACCCTTATACATTCCAAACCACTTAGCTGCTGACAACCGTTGACAACTGGGTGACAACCGGCTTTTCCTTGTCAATCATCAACCTTCCTGTCCTTGAACCCCTGCCACTCTCGTCGTATTCCATCTCCTCCGTGGTGATGCCGCCCTTGGACAAGGCGTCTCGGGTGGAGGTAAGCACCCTTGCCCCGAACTTGCGATACCAGTTCTTCTTGAGGGCAAGCTCCTTCCACCTGAACCACTCGCCCTTGCTCTTGCTCAGGGCATTGATGATGGCATTGGTTGCCAGGGCATCCACTCCCTCGCCTACCCCTGCGACGAACTTCTCCCTCACCTTGACCTGCCAGTCGGCAAATACGAGTGCCGCTTGGATACACGGAACAGTGATAACCTTGTCGTGGTTTGCACTGGCCGAGATATAGGCAATCCTCATAGCCAATTCGCCGAGACGGGCGTGTAGCTTGTCGTTGCTGGCCACCCATTCGTCGCACATCCGTTCTGCCTCGGGTGTCACCACGGCGAGACCGGGACCACGGAAGTCAGGCTCGGCTGGCCGCTGCATCCACTTGCCATACTTCCAATCCTTGTCCCCGATGCAGAACAAAAACCTGTCGTATAGGCCGCCTGTGGTGCGCTTCCCGAACACCTCGGTGAAGTCCTCGGGGTCGTCACACTTCAATGCCCCGAGGATGCTGAGCTTCATCAGGGCGATGTGCTCCCCGGTCTTGTCGGAAGCGCCTGCCTCGTCCTTGTAGAACAACGAGCAGAGCGTGGCGGGAAGGCTGCTGTTCTGGATACACGCCTTGGACAGGGTATTGGCAAGCTCGTCCTGCACCAGTAGCCTGGGCTTCGCCGTCTGGAGATGCACGGGCACGGCATTGGGGTCGTTCTTCTTGTCGCCTTTTGCCTTGCCGCCGAAGATGTTGATGAGCCCCCGGTCGGAGCCGGGCACCGTCCGCTTGGCTGTATTCTCCTCGGGATACCTGATGATGGCTAAAGCCCGGTCGATGGTCTCGCTCTTGCCGCAATGGGGCGGTCCGAGCAGCGCCGTGTAGAGCGTCCCCCGGATTTCCTTGGCGTAGGTCCTGATGCACGGTGCGAACGCCGTCAGCATCGCCGGGTAGGCAAACCCCAAGGGTGTCTCCAACCGCCTTGCCCATTCCCCGCACCAGCCGTAGAGGGCGGCCTCGGGGAACACCAGGACCTCGTGGATGCCCTTGGGCTTCCCGGCCGCTGGCTGTTCGGCCACGGCTGCGACCGGCTCGGGCGCTGGCTGAGCCAGCATATCCTCGATGATCGCCCGGCTCTGCTGCGCCCCCGTCTCCGTGTAGGGCTTGTTGCCCGCCGTGAGCGTGGCCACCACCTTGCCCGTGTCCACCCGTGGCTCCGGTGCCTCCACCAGCGGGTCCATCCACTCGACGCCAAGCTCGCCCTCGGTCATCTCTTCGTCGGTGAGGCGCTCGCTGATGATGCGCCGTGCGCCCTCCAGTGCCTTTCTCAGCGTGGGAACCCTATAGTGGTCCTCGTTGAACTTGGGGCGCATCATAGCACTTGCCTCGAACTCCCCTATGACCGCATTGAGGGTGGCATCCTCGTCCTCGTCCACCCAGTGCTTTATGGCAAGCTTCGTGAGCGCCGAGAGGTCTGCCTCGCTCTGCGAGTTGAACCATTGACCCCAGTTGCCCGCCAGCATCTCGTCCAAATCAGCATTGGCGGATACGCCCTCGGCGACCTTCTTCTCCTCGGGCTTGACGGGGTCCAGCAAGCCTATGCGGGAATGGAGGCTGGCAAGGTCAACCTCCCGAATCTCATTGGGCAGGGTGGCGAGCTTGCGGCCGGTCACCGTGAAGTAGCGTGCCTCGTTATACATTTCTATGCGGCCGCACCTCCTTGTCCCCTCGGGCAGCGTGCCCTTGCACCAGATGTGGAAGCCGGTGCCTGATGGGCTAAGCTCGGTATAGCTGTTCACTTCCTCGATGATGGCTGCCGCCCAGTCCTCCGTGTCCCCCGTGGTCGCATCCCTGACCTTGTCGAGGTCGATGGCTACATAGGGCGCAGCAATAATGCAGCCGATACCCCGGTAGAGGTCCGTCTCCTCCAGGGCGCACAGGACGACCTCGAACGTCCACCACGTGTCCGGGTCGGTCGAGCTTGCCTTGTTCTTCTTGATGGGATCGTACAGGACCTTGGTACGGCGCTTGCCCCGCTGCTCATAGCGCCAGCACACCCAACGCTTGAGATTGCGTAGCTCGGCGGGCACCTGCATCAGGCGCAGGCGGTCTGGCTCGCTAATCATAGGTCTCCTTTAAGTGCAACGGGACCGGCTGCCGCACCGGTCCCGCCCAATCCACAGCTAAGTCATCTCGGGAGTTCTAGGTTGAGGATTGATTGAAAGGATACATCTTGCGAGATACATCACGTTTCGCAGGTGGTCAATATTTGGAAGGTTAGAAAGGGGAATCAACCGTGGCTGGAGACCATCAGGTTCATCCCGCAGGATGCTGTGGCGTGGGGCACTAGGCTGGTTCGTGGCCATCTTGGTCATCTCCTATCCTTAATACCAATAGTCCAGGACTTAGTTCTCCCAGTTCGCCTTGGAGGGGAACATCCGGTCGAAGTTCGGGCTGGTGATGTTGATGGTGGACTTGCCGAGGCAGTTGGGGTCCTTGATCCTGAGCCGCGGCCTGTCCTTCTCCTTCCTGCCCTCCTCGTTCTTGCGCGCCCCGGAGGGACGGCGGAGAAGAAGGTGAAGGTAGGCAGCCATTGCAAGTACTTCCTGGTCGGTCGATGCCTCCCAGAGGTGGAGAAGCTCGGTGAGCCTGCGCCTTACCTCCGCCTTGGGCTGCGCCTCGGGGTTGGCGAGAGGGAAGTCCCCTAGCTCCACGGAGGTCCAGTAGAAGCTCGACGTGCGCTCGAAGACCCGGATGGCCTCCTCTATCCTGCCGCCCATCATCCTTGCGGTCCCGGTCTTCTCCAGGATGCGGCCGACCTGGCTGAGCGGGTCGCCCCACAGCACATAGGCCGCGGCCGCTCTCATCGCCTTACGGAGCTTCTGGCTCATCACCGTCTGGGTGACGCCGAACAGCCTGCCCAAGGTGGTCTGCTCGACGCCTACGAGGTAGTAGCAGAGGAGGATGTCTTGCTCCCGTGGGGGAACACGGGAGACGAATCGGAGGAAGTCCCCGAAGTGCTCCCGGATGAAGCTGTAGATGCCTCCGCCCTCCAGTTCCCGCCTTGTCTCGACCGAGGACAGGCCGCCGCCCCGCATCATCCGGTCGGGATTGGTCCGCCAAAGGTCCAGGACCCGTCCTTCCGAGATGCCGTCGAAGTAGCGGGTCTCCGAGTAGTTGGTCTCCGAGTGGTAATCGTGGGGCATACTAATAAATACCCTGAAATTTTCCTGCGGGCGCTGTATTCTATAGGTGAGAAAGCGAGAAAGCGTGGGCAACCCCCACAGAGGAGACTAAAATGGCACAGATGAGCCAGGCAGAAATCAAACAGCTAGTCAGACAGGGAAAAGAGAACAAGGGTCTGCGACGTTGGGTGGTGCTGGAGACGCACGGGCTTTCCACGCTTCGCCGCCTGTATGTCGGGGACCAAGAGATAGGATACGACTGTGTATCGCTTTCTCCTGCCACGGAGGGTCAGGCAACGGTCCGTCAGGTCATTGGTGCCTTTGACCGTCCCGTCGCTTACGGCACTGCCCGAAAGTTTATGATGGCTGACAAAACCAAGGTTGCGGCCGCCTAGAATGCCGCAGAGGAGGCACACCGTGGAAAGGAACATCACGCAGGTGGAGAGGACTATCATAGGGTTCATCGACGGGATACAGCGTCTTATGTTCCGTTCCCTGGACGCCAACGACGAGGAACTGCCCACCCTGGCGAGGGAGTTCCATACAGCGCTTGCAGAGCAGCGGGCGAACTACACGTACCTCCAGTCCCTCGTTGACAAGGACGAGAGGGAGAAGAAGGCACCGGAGAAGCCCATACCCGGCGAGATGACGTGGGAGCGGGCGGAGAAGATGGTTAGCGGCTTTGCCAGCGAACTGATTGACTTCCGTGAGTACGACCCGAAGCAGCCCGATGAACGCAACACCAAGCTCCCCGAGTAGGGGTAGCACCTGTAGACCACGGGAATAATCCCCCGGAAAATCCGATGCACTGGTGTATACTGCTGGTGGAGGGAGACTCAAATGGCAAAGCACATCCGGGGAACGGGCACGGTCTATCCGCTGAAGGGCACCAGGAACCTGTGGTGCCAGTTCTTCGTGAACGGCAGGCGCTTTAACGAGTCCACGGGGACGGACAACCCCCGGCTGGCGGCTTCCTACCTGCGCCAGCGGCTCGCCGACGCCGACAGCGGCTCGCTCGTCCCCAATGCAAGCTCCGTTACCGTGGCTACCATCGTGGAGGCAAAGCTTACCTCCGACCGGGTCAACGGCAGCGACTCCTACGACACCACCAAGGGTCGTTGGGAGCTTCACCTGAAGCCCATTCTCGGGCACCTGAAGGCAGCCGTCGTCACCACCGACATCCTGATGAGGTATGCCGAGGGACGCCAAGCCGAGGGCGCTGGCAATGCCAGCATCAACCGTGAGCTTGCCCTGCTCAAGACCAGCTACAAGCTCGCTATGAAGTCGGGGACCTTGAAGTTTATGCCGTGGTTCCAGATGTTGCAGGAACCTCCCGCCCGGTCCGGCTTCCTCAAGGACGACGAGTACCAGAAGCTCGCTGCTGCCTGTGCCAAGGAGGGAACCTACCTTGCGGCGATGTTCGAGGTTGCCCACTCGTTCGGCTGGAGGAGCGAGAGCGTCAGAACGATGAAGGTAAGGCAGGCTGACTTCTTCTCCAACACCATCCGGCTGGACGACTCCAAGAACGGCACCCCCGTGGTCGCCCCCTTGACCAAGAAGCTTCATGAATTGCTGGCGATGTGCGCCACGGGGAAGCCGCAGGACGCCCCGCTGTTCACCTATCCTGACGGGACCGCCGTGAAGGACTTCCGCAAGGCTTGGTGGAGGGCGACCGAAGCCGCTGGCGTGCCCGACCTCATCTTCCACGACCTGTGCCGCACGGCTATGCGCAACATGCGCCGTCTACACATCAGCACCAACGTGGCGAAGCGGGTCGCCGGTCGCAAGACCGACTCGATCTTCAATCGCTATAACATCGTGGATGATGCCGACCTTGCTGAGGTCGCCACGAGGATTGACCAGAAGTGCTATAGTAGCACTAAAGCCGAGCCTGAAAAGCAGGAAGAAATGGCGATGGTTGCAGGACAAGATTTTTAGGAGGAAACAATGATAGAGCCACGGACCGTCAAGCAAGCGGAAACTGAATGCCGGACAGCCTGGGAAGCCCACCCGGAAGCTATTCATGGCTGGTGTGTACACCATGATACAGAAATGGAAGCCCTGAGCGAACCCATTGTCAATCGCATCCGTTATATCGTTGAAAACAAGGATGAAGACGAGAGGGTAGTCCGCTTGGATAACTTGCGCCCGGTTTTGTCTATCAAAGCCGTAGCGGCATGGAAGGCTTACGAGAAAGCCATAGCCACGGCACAGAAGGCTTATGAGGAAGCCATAGACCCGGTATGGGAGGCTTATGATGAAGCCAGGACCACGGCACGGGAGGCTTACGAAAAAGCCAAAGCCCCGGCATGGAAGGCTTACGAAAAAGCCACAGCCCCGGCATGGAAGGCTTACGA